CGCAGGATTTCCACCAGCTCATCCACGCGCGCCGCAGCTTGGGCGTAGGCCGCACGTTCATCCTCATCCGCTTCGATGGATGGGGCACCTAAGCGGATCACATCGATATCCGCCAGCAATGCCTCAGCATTATCGGGCCCCAGGGCCTCAACCCCTTCGGCCAGGGCCGTTAAAAACGGCCCTTCCCCCACATAGCGCGCGCCGGCTGCGGCGATTTCACGCCGGATTTTCGCGCGGGTTTTATAATCCGGCACGCCGAGCCGGATGACCGGCGCGGGATTGAGATCGGTGAGACTCGATGGCGTGAAATCAATCACGTCATGGACGGACAGGGGCAGTGGGGGCATGGGTCAGTGTCTCCTGAAATATCAGACAGGGCAGCGCGCGATCGTCAGGCCTTAGTAGATCGCGATGATCAGGCCTGCATCATTGACGCAGTTCTGGAAATTCAGCGTTTCAGCCAAAACGCCTTCGCGATCGGTATCGTCAACGCCCGTGTGCTGGATAAGCGGCATGGTCATGACAATGCGGTTCCCCGAGACTGAGCCCAGCGCCAGATAAAGCGATTGCTGCACGCTGCTCAACAGGTCCGACAGTGAATTGCGCGTGGCCACCAGGGTCATCAACGGATCAATGGTGCCGGTGATATTGCGCGCCGTGATGATGGCGGGCATGAAGCCCTGCGTCTGGTTTGGATCGTCCGGATTGGTGAGTTTATTGCCCAACTGGAACGAGGCATTGGAGACCGCCGCGGTCTTCTGCCCCACATACATGGCATTGCCCTTCCAGATCGGCTTGGTGGTGGGCTGATAGACAAAGGTGGTCGGCATGGAAATGTCGGCCTTGTCCAGCAGCATGCCGCGAATGGTGAAATCGATTTTCAACGTGCCATTGGCGGTGAGCGAGAATTTTGCGTCCCCCCGGCAGCCCACCAGGCGATAGCGAATGCCATCTTCATAGAGGTACAGGGTCGCGGACGGTGCAGCGGCGGAGGTCGGCGTGTAACGCACATGGACCGGGATCTGATAATTGGTGGTTGCCACAATCGCAGCCGTGGCGGTCGAGCCCAGCGTTGCAGTTTTGGCCGCCGTGTAATCGGTGATCGCGGTCGTAAGCGCCACGGTGCCGGTAAAGACCACCGGCGCACCGCGATAAAGCTGCAAGGTACCGGCAGCGGTCGCACCCAGCACGGCCGTCGTGGTGGAACCACCGGCCGCACAGGCTTCGGGCGCTGCCGGGATGGCGGCGGCCACAATGGTTTCCGCATAGCCGCAGATTTTAAGCAGCGTCGCCCATTCCGGGGCGGTGGCGGGCGTGCCCGAGCCCTTGCCATAGACCGTGCAGGTGAATTCCATATAGGCGCCACCGACAATCGGGGCGGCCGTGTCGAGGGAGCCCGAGCTTTCCTCCGTGGTCTGGGTTTTGACCACGGGTTTCAATTGCGGCTTTTCGATGCGGATGGCATCGGTCGCCGGTGCAGGCGAGACATCGACACCTTCGGTAACTTCAATCTTGGCGGTCAGCGCGGAATTGCGCATACGAAGGGCGGTGGACGACATGGGACAGTCTCCTTAAATCGTTGACAGGTTGAAATCGCGGGATGGGTCAGGGCTGCGCCAAATGGCGCGGACGGGCGGCGCGCGGGCCTGAAATCAGGGGGCGCTTTGTGGATCGGTTTCCGCGTGGGCGTAGTCGATGATCACGCTGATCTCGACAATCACGATGGGCTGATCACTTTCCATGATCGGGGCCTGGGCATTGTCACCCGGGCGGGTGTCAATCCAGCCCGGCCCTAGAGACGCCGCGGCCGGGAAGATCGCCTGATGGATGGCCGCACGCATCGCCTGGGCCTGGGTTTGGGCCACTGCCGGATCATGGTCGGATGACGCGCAGAAAATAGGAAACGTCATGCGCCAGGCCATCAGGCCCACACCCAGATCGAGCAGCTGTTCATCAATCTGGGACGACAGGGTAATGGCTGGTGTCACATCACCGGGCCCCTGCGCATTGCGGATGATGACGGGCCGGGGCGTGAAGGCTGAGACCGCATTGGTGACCTTCGTCGCCAGTTGATCCAGAATCTGATCGCGGATGGTGGCCATCAGGCAGCCGTCAGATCCAGATGCCAGATCAGCATGTCGCTGGACCGGCTGGCCTGTTTGACCTTGAAGCTGCGCCCATCAGCCAGTGCCACCGTGTCGCCATTTTTGGGCAGGGCCACATCGGCTGCATTGATCTCAACCGCTGCCTGACCCACCTGGACCCGCAGGCCCAGACCATCCTGGTCATCGACCCGATTGGCCAGGATCACGCGCAGGCTTTGGGGGATATTAGTGGCTTTGGGCGTATAGGTCGCGACTTGCGCACAATCGGGATTGGCAAAGAGCGTGGCGGCCGCACGGGTGAATGCTGTCTCCATGCGGCCGCCCTCCCCCTCACAATCCCTTGACGCCTGACACGATGTTTAGAGCTTGATCACCAGCACGCCAAAGGTGGCGGCAGCCGGGTCGATGGCGGCCGCCGTGATATTGGTGGCGCGCACGGTCACGACATCCGCCGCTGTCACGCGGGCATCAAAGACAATCCCGGCATTGACGGTCGCCGGCAGCGACAGCACCACCGGATCACCGAACACCGCGCCTGCGACCGTGATGGTGAGCGTCGAGGTGGTAACTGCAGCAATCGACGGGAAATCCAGCGAGGCCGCTGCATAAAGCGGCGGCAGGCGTTCGCCGTCCGAGCCCAGACGCACAAGACCGACCGTGTCGCCCGAGGCGGGGGCATTGGCCATCAGACCTGCATAGACATTGCCGGTTGAAACGGCTGACAGCTTGGAAACGCTCGCGTCCCAGAAGACCCGCTGGCCCGCGGTCCAGGCGGCACCCGTGATGCGAGGCAGGGAAAATACCCCTTCCAGCACCACGGACACTTTTGAACCGCTGGCACAGTCGGCCGCGGCAACACCCAGCACGCCACCGACAAGCACCGCCTGGCCTGCCACCAGGGTGGCACCGGCGGTGATGGTGAGTGCATCACCTTTCTGAATAAAATTGCGCATGACAACGCTCCTTCGCGTGTGAAGTGATCAGGACCCGCGTGGGGTCACAGACAGATGATCTGATTTGAGAAATATGCCGGGCCAGCAATGGCCCGGCATTAAGGGGCCAGGCCTTAAGCGCCCGCGTTCAGATAGCCGCCGCGATAATCTTCGGCGCCGACGCCGAAATCGATCGCCAGTTTCATGTCGAGCCCATCAGATTCCCAGCGGCTCTGGGTTTCCATGCGCGGGCCTGTATAGCCCTGCAGATAGCCATGGCGCAGGGTCGGGTGCACATTGGCATCGACAAAGGCATACCAGCGATTATCGGTGATATTGGCATCAGTCACGACCGTCAATTTGCCCGAGAACGGATTGACGTCAACATTCTTGGCCGCGAACAGATTGACATTCACAAACTGTTCCGCCGTGGTCTGGATCGTCGGCCCCACTACCAGGTAGCTGGGCGACATATTCAGATAGATCGGCTGGGTGGTACCGGTCGCCGTATCTTTCGTGGCTGAGTCAATCGTGGCCTGCTGCATGATCGCCTGGCGCGCGGCACCGACGGATGCAATGGAAATCACCGTGCCTGACGAGACATAATTATTATGCCCCGTGGCAAACAGCGCGAATGAATCATCATTCATGGTCGGGTTGGACAAGAGATAGGCATAGACCATGGAATTCTGCCACGCAGCGATGCGGATGCCCCCCATTTTCGGCAGGGCGGCAAGTGCGCCGATATCGTCATTGATCAGCAATTGGCGGGTCAGCTTAACGATACGGCCATAAGACGCCAGCGCCATGGTCTGTTTGCTTTCGCCAATCACACCGACGCGATATTCGCCGCTTTCATTGACTTCCAGGGGAGCGGGAAAATCACCGGCCCGCAACAGGGCGGTCTGGCGGAAATCCTTGATCTCAATCGGCGCGGAAAATGCCGAAAAGGTCTGTGGCCCCACGCCCCAGGCCGCCAGCAGGATGCGGTTGGTGACGCCACCCAGCAATTTCGGGAAGTCCGATGCGGTCAGCGCATTACGCTGAACCAGATCATCATAAAGCAAGGCGGGCGGCAAATTGCGGGCCACCTTTTCACCGCGGGCACGTGCCAGATCAGCGGCCAGTTCCAGAATGGAATGATAGCCGAATTCACGGGCATCATCGGTCAGGGCAATGCGCGCCGATTGCGGCAGGCTGGATGACATACGCGCAGCAAGCGCGTTCTGCATGCGCGTTGAAATCATATCCGGATCCGTGTGATCGGTCCCGATCTGGACGCCGCCGCGGGCGGCGCGCACCGCCGCCTGTTCCGCTGCGCGGGCCGCGTGCTGGTTGATCAGTTCGGCACGCGCCGTGTCGACACTGACGCCCTTGTCGATCAGGCCCTGGACGAAGTCCGCCGGGACATCCAGGGCTGAGGCCGCGGCGCGGATATGCACGCCGCGTTCACGTTCCGCGCGCACCGCATCGGCCACCACGGCCTCAACCGCCGGCGCTTGTGCAGGTTGTGCGGCGGGCGCACCACGCGTTTCTTCAACCCCGCTATCAGCGGGGGAATGGGCATTGGAATTAGGCTTTGACATAGAACGCTCCTCGATCAGGTGACAGGGGTGGAGGGATTGTGCAGGGTCGGCGTTGCGGGTCCCTGCCCCCGCATCGGCCCCGATGGGGACAAAGGAAATTTCCATGGGCGTCCAGGCCACCGCCGTCCATTCATCCGGGCCATTGTCGCGCTGGGCGATCTGGTATTCCTGGACCGAATAGCCCACGGAAATATTGCGGATAATGCCGGCCTGGATATCGGCCCAGAGCGGGGCTAAATCCTCGCGCCCCGAAAAGCGCAAGGTGGCAGTGCCCTGTGTGCCATCGACGCGGGCAGAGCCCGGCTCCACCACGCCGATAATGTCATTGAGCGACCAGGCCGAATGGGTATTGAGGACCGGCGCGCCCTCATTCAGGCGCGAGAGATCCACATGACCCGGGTCGAGTGACAGGATTTCGCTATAGGTGCGGTTGGACGCCCAGTCATAACGCTTGACCGCCGCACCCGTGGACCAGATCACATCGATGGTGCGGGCTTCCGTGTTGATCGAGGCCGGCTGAAGGCTGGCCGCACGCAATTGCAGGGGCAGGTCGCGGCGAACGGCGTTCGCTGCCGCCGCACCTGAATTTTGGGGCTTTGTCATGGCGTCAATCCTTTTGCGAATAAAGGAGGGCCGCGATCAGGCGGCGGCGGGGTCCTGTGGCGCCGGATCGGCGGTGTCGGTCGGTGCTGGCGTGGCAGGCCCGCCCGTGGCGGACACCCGACGCGGATCGCTGTCGAGAATCAGGCCCTTTTCATCCAGCAGTTGATTGGTGGCCTGGATCTCATCAAAGACTTCATCGGGGTCTTCGCCCGATTGCGCGATCACCGAGCGCAGGCTTGCGAATCCTGCGCGCACCGACAGGTTTTTCGCCTTGATTTCTTTTTCCGGGTCAGTCCACTGGCGCGCCGGGGTCTGATAGGCGATACGCTGACCGTCGGCCAAAGACTGTCCCATCGCCGTGCGCAGGCGCTGCACCTGGTTTGTCACGCGGCGCATGATCTGATGGACCGCGATATTCCACTGCCAGTGATCCAGCACCTGCCAGAATTCAAGCTTGCCTTCGCGGATGGACGAATAATTCACCCCGCGCAGATCGCCGGTCATCATTTCATAGGTGACGCCCAAACCCGCCGCGACCGCGTGGAGTTCAGAGGTCATGTAGGCGGAGAATTCACCCGATGCCTGGGGCGTGCCGAATGAAATTTCCCCACCTGGTGGCACATAGGCGGTCATGCCCGGCGCGATGCGGTCAATCGGCCGCCCGCGCCCATCCAGCATGGGCTGGACCGACGATGCCTGACCGGTTGACTTGCCCCCGGAATCAATGGTGGGCCAGCCTGCGCCGCCGCCCAGAGATGAAGGGGCAGAGCCTGCCGGTTTTTTCACAAAGACGGCAAAGCAGGCCTCAATCTTTTTGCGCAGCAGCTCCGCATCGGCATAGGCGTCAAGATCATAGAGTTTCAGCGCCACGGGCGCGAAGGCTGAGACGCCGCGCACCTGGCCGGGGCGCAGCGGATTGAAGCAATGAATGACCTGATCTGCCGGGATCCGGTGCGAGATCAGGGATTGGCCCAGGCCCACAATCACCTCACCCGGGTGACGGTCATAAAGATAATAGGCCACGCGGCGCCCAAACCGGTCATATTCCACGCCCTGGATGATCACATTGCCATTGCTCAGGGCTTCGGTGCGCAGGTGATCGAGAAAATCCGCCTCCAGCACTTCAACCTGCAGCGGAATTGCCAGTTTGAAGCTGGTCGGGCGCGGGCGCAGCAGGATCAGGCTTTCCCCGTCCGAATAGGCCGCATCAATGGCAAGTTTACACTGGCCATAGAAGTCAAGCTGGCCATCGGGACAGGCATTTTCGACAAAGGCCTGCCAGTCGGCAGAAAACTTCGCCCGCGTGGGCTTATCCGCCCCTTCCAGCCGCGGCAGAATGCCGGTACCGATCACATGCTGGGCGAAACGGCTGCCGGCAGAGGCGGCATGGGGATTATTCCGCCGCAGATCGCGGGCGCGGTTGCGCAGGCGCTCCATCGCCATCTGATTTTCAGCATTGGACGAGGATGACGGGGCATACCAGCCATCGGTGCGCCGCCCGGCCTGGGCTGCCTTGAAATCGCGGGTGCGTTCAAGGGTCAGGCGCGCCAAAGCGCGGCTCACCGCCCATTCGGGTGCGAATAGTTCAATCGTGCGATCGATCAGGTTCATGGCGTCACCCCCGGAGCGCTATTCCAGGCCCTATTCCGAGCCCACAGAGATCAGCCGGAAGTCAAAATCGGCCCCGCCCAGTTGGCGTTTGGCATAATCCAGCGCCACCAGCATTTCCGCATTGGACTTGTAGGTGACCTCCTGGCCATTGGACAGGCGCACTTTCAGCTCGCCGCGCATCATGGCCGCTTCCAGATTGTCAACATCGGTCTGGGTGATGGCCATGAATTACCTCAAGCAGGTGGGGTTAACCCCAATAATCATCGACCCGGTGATCCCAAAATCCGCCGTCTGGG